TGCTCGTAGCGGCAAGCGTCAGCAACTGTTCCAGTACCTCGCCGCTGTAATTCGTGTTTCTTACAATTATTGCCATAGTTCAATCACTTTTTACGTTTGTCCTTTATTTCTCGCATGCGCTTGGCCCAGGGACTCTCATCTCCGTTCGGTTCCAGGTGCAGGTCTTCCATCACACGGCGCTTCACCGGCAGTTGGGCCAGGGCCTTTTCGCCGTTCTCGCGGTCATTGGCCAAAAGGTTTTCGTAGATGGGGCGGGTGGTCGCATCGATGCGGCCGTCTTGCTCGGCTGCGTCAAGCAGCTGCTTGCGGGCGGCAAGGTCTTCGGCTGCAGCCTTGTCCTCGTAGGTCTTCACCTTGGCCTTCAGGTCGGTGTTCTCTTTCGTAAGGACAGGTACCTTGCCGGCCTCTTCCTCCAGTTGGTCCATCAGGCGGAACACATCCGCATCACTCGCGCAGTCCTTGAAGCGCGGGCGTTTCTTTACGTCTTCCAGATTCATGTCTTCTCTGTTGTTTTGTGGCTCAATGAGCCGGTTATTGAATAAAGTATATATCTGTGCCGGCGTACTGTCGGCCGGCACGGGGTCTGCATCATAGATGCCGTCTATGAAACCGAGGTCCAGGGCTTCTTGGGCAGTCAGCCAGTGGTCCTCGCCGTCAAAATAGGTCTGCTTTACTTCTTCCTGGCTCATGCCCAGCCGCTCGGCATAGATTTCACTCAAGCTGCCTTCCAGGCTTTCTATCTCTTCCATGCAGCGCTGCAGGTCCTGCTTGTTGCCGTAACACCCGCCGCTCACGCTGTGCAGCATCAGACGGGCATACTTGCTCATCTCTACAGGTTTGCCGCAGAGGGCTATCACGCTGGCCATGCTGGCGGCAATGCCATCCACATAAATGCGGATGTCGGCCTGGCTCTGGCGCAGGGCGTTGAATATCGCAATGCCGCTGTACACTTCCCCGCCGTTGCTGTTGATACGCACATGGATGCGCCGGCTCACGCGTTCGGCTTCCATCAGTTCCTGGGCTATGCGCCCGCTTTGCACCTCCGTATAGTCTCCGATGTCCCCGTACAGGAATATCGTACTGGTGCCGTCGTCACTCGTTGTAATATTGAAAAATCTGCTCATCGTCATGTCTTTACCAGCGGTTTCCCCGCCTTTCGATGATGCGAAAATAGAACATTCCCATGGCAACAAGAAACCGCGTCCGCATCATAACATTTTCTGGCGTTATCATAACGCTGTACCCCGTCATCATGCGTACGCGCTTTTACAAACCCCGCTTTTTCATGCAATTTTGTAACGTGATTTACAACTAAAAAGGACGATTTATGGCAGATTTGACGAATGCCCAGAAAAAGGAATGGGCAAAGACTTTGTACCTCAAGGAAAACCTCACACAGCAGGAAATTGCCGACCGGGTGGACGTGTCACGGGTGTCCGTATCTAATTGGGTGCGGGCCGGGAAGTGGGAGGAACAGAAGGTGGGGCTTACGCTCACAAGGCAGGAACAGGTGGCTAACCTCTACCGGCAGGTGGCCGAAATAAACAAGGCTATTGCCGAACGGCCCGAAGGGGAACGGTTCCCCTCATCCAAGGAGGCGGACATTCTCGGAAAACTGTCGGCAGCCATACGCAACATGGAGCAGGAAGTGGGCATTGCCGACATCATCAGTGTTTTAACCGGACTCATCGACTGGGTTCGGGCGGCCGACCTCGAAAAGGCTAAGGAAATCACCCGGCTGGCCGATGCGTACATTAAAGACAAATTATAAAGGGATAGACAATGAAACAGACTGACAGACTCGCTCTCCTCGATTGGGAGAAGTATAAAGAAGACATCGCAAGGGCTACACCGGTTGACAGGAACATGACGGCAGCCGAACGCGAAAAACACAGGGCTTACCTCGAAAAACACCCCATTGAATGGATCAGGTTCTTTTTCCCGAATTATGCCAAATATGAATTTGCCGACTTCCAGAAAAAGGCTATCCGGCGGATCATTGCACACGATGAATGGTTTGAGGTGCTTTCCTGGAGCCGTGAACTGGCCAAATCCACCGTCACCATGTTCATCGTCATGTATCTCACGCTTACCGGACGCAAAAAGAATGTGATTCTGACCTCCAACAGCAAGGACAATGCGGTGCGCCTGCTCGATCCGTACCGGGCCAACCTCGAAGCAAACGGGCGCATCATGGCATACTACGGCAAACAGGAACTGCCGGGCTCATGGACGGAGGATGAATTCACCACCAAAGGGAAGGTCTCTTTCCGCGCACTGGGTGCCGGGCAGTCACCGCGTGGTTCGCGAAACGAGGCCATACGTCCCGACGTGCTGCTGGTCGATGACTTTGATACGGACGAGGATACCAAGAACCCGGACATCATCCAGAAGCGCTGGGACTGGTGGGAAAATGCGCTGTATCCCACAAGGTCCATTTCCGAACCTACACTGGTCATCTTCTGCGGCAACATCATTGCCAAGGACTGCTGCGTGGTGAGGGCGGGCGAAATGGCCGACTCCTGGGACATCGTGAACATCCGCGACAAAAACGGATTTTCCACATGGCCGGAAAAGAACTCGGAAGAGGAAATTGACCGTACACTGTCCAAAATATCCAAAAAGGCGGCACAGGGTGAATATTACAACAACCCCATTTCCGAGGGCGAGGTCTTCGAGAACATTTCATACGGCAAGATACCGCCTCTCTCCAAATTCAAGTTTCTCGTGGTGTATGGCGACCCTGCACCTGGCGAAAGCAAGGGGAAGAAAGGAAAATCCTTCAAGACGGTTTCACTTTGTGGCAAATTGGGCACCAGGCTCTATGTCATCAAGACTTTCCTGGCGCAGGCGCTCAATGCGGAGTTTATTGACTGGTATGTCCGGATGCTTGATTTTGTCGGGGGCAAGACCAATGTCTATTGCTACATGGAGAACAACAAGCTGCAGGACCCTTTCTTCCAGCAGGTGTTCAAACCGCTGGTGGCAAAGGTCCGGCGCGAACAGAAGATTGCGCTGTTCATCCGGGGCGACGAGGAGAAGAAGACGGACAAGGCTACACGTATCGAGGCCAACCTTGAACCGCTCAACCGCGAAGGGAACCTCATCCTCAACGAGGCTGAACGGGACAACCCGCACATGAAGGAACTGGAGGACCAGTTCAAGCTGTTCACCCTGACCATGCGCTACCCGGCCGACGGACCGGATGCGGTCGAAGGGGCGAACCGCATCATCGACGAGCTGATCAGGCGCATTGAACCGCCTGTTTTCCGCTCAAGGAAGGATCTAAGAAAACGGAACAAGAAAAGATTATGACAACTTTAAAACAACAGATAAATGAAAAAGATAATTCATAAAACATCTATTTACAAAGTACAATCACCTTATAATAATTGGTACAGTATCATGACTTACGATGGGTTAAATCGCAGCAATATCATTATTGCCGGTAAAAAGCAACTGTTAAAGGTCTCTTTAGCACTAATTATCATGCTTCTATTCAATAAAAATACTACAATAAACAAATTCAAGAAATTATGAGCAAATTTGTAGAACTCACCGATTATGATGCGAGTATCCATCGCGACATTCTCGACGCACTGGTACGCGAAGACGAAACGGTTATTGAGGTTTGCGAGGACAGGGCCATTGCCGAAATGCGATGCTACTTGAGCAAACGTTACGACTGCAACAAAATCTTCGAAGCTACCGGCGAGAACCGGAACCAGCTCGTGCTGATGATGGTCATCGACATGGCGGTCTATCACATCTTCTGCATCCATAACCCGCAGAAACTCTCCCAGGTGCGCAAGGACCGCTATGAACGGGCGGTGGAATGGATGAAGGCGGTGGCCGACGAGGACATTTCAATCGAAGGGGCTCCGCTGCTACCCGAGGAACAAAGGGCGGGCAGGTCGGATTTCCGCATTCAAAGCAACCGCAAACGAACGAACCACTGGTAAAAGCAAGCATCATGAAAAAGAAAAACAGAAAAAACAACAAAGCCGGCATCATCACCGTAGGGGGGAATTTCGCCCTGCCGGGACAGAAGAAACCGAATGTGATTGTGCTCACACAGCCCAAACGCTTCGGACTGGACATTTCCGACTACATGGCAGCCGTAAGGGCGGCCGAGAATGTCGATTTCTCGCGACGTTACAAACTTTATGACCTCTACGAGGACATTCTGATGGATACCCACCTTTCCTGTGTGCTCGAAAAGCGAAAGAATGCCGTGCTGTGCTCCAACATGGAATTCC